GTTGAAACTTTAAGATTGCATTTTATTAGAAAATCTATTCCTAAAAACCAATACAGTAAAATCAAACCGATTTTTAACTTAAACGGCAATAGTTTTCTAATAAACCCTGCGCGGTTATTTACTGATACTAACACAGATATTGTACACAAGGCACAATATATAAGGTTAGCGGGGCGTAGAAATTACGCCATATATAAATACTACGGTTATACATATCTAGACCTATCTTTTTATTCAGATATTGACTTAAACGCAATAAAATCAAACCCGCTACTAAAAATAACAGAAAACAAAATTCACTTCAAATACGAGGAAAAATAAAAATGGCACTTAGCTTTAAAAATACCAAAGGTAAAGCACAATCAAACAAAGTCGAATCTTACGAATACAAAGACGGCGAAAATACAGTTCGCTTAATTGGCGGAGTTCTCCCACGATATATTTATTGGCTCAAAGGCACTAACAATAAAGATATTCCAGTTGAATGTTTGGCGTTTAGCCGTGAAAAAGAAAAGTTTGATAACATTGAAAAAGACCATGTTACTGAATATTTCCCAGAAGCCAAGTGCTCTTGGAGCTATTCTGTAAACTGTATTGACCCTAAATCGCAAAAAGTTGTTGCACTTAACTTGAAAAAGAAGTTGTTTGAGCAAATCGTTACAGCAGCTGAAGATTTAGGTGACCCTACTGATTATGACACAGGTTGGGATGTTGTATTTAAACGTGTTAAAACTGGCCCACTGCCTTTTAATGTTGAGTACACACTGCAGGTTTTGCGTTGCAAACCTCGCCCATTAACTGACGAAGAGCGTGCTATGGCTGATGCTGCTAAATCTATTGACGAGAAGTTTGCTCGTCCCACAGAAGCAGATGTAAAAGCCTTGCTGGAAAAAATTACTACACAGCAAGATGAAGACGGCGAGTCTTCAGAGCAAGAAGCAGTCAAAGAATTAGGTTAAATCAAAAAGCCCGCTAAACTAAAATGTTTAACGGGCTTTTCTGTCTCATAAGGCAATATGAAAGTATTATTTACTGCTGACGTCCATATTAAATTGGGTCAGAAGAATGTGCCCGTTTCGTGGGCCAAAAATAGGTTTGATATGTTGTGGCAGCAATTAAATGAATTGCAGTCAGAGTGTGATCTTTTTGTAATTGGTGGTGATATTTTTGACAAACTTCCTAACATGGAAGAACTAGAAACTTATTTTGATTTGGTTAATAGTTGCAAGATTCCCACTATTATTTACGCTGGAAATCACGAAGCAGTTAAAAAGGATACAACTTTCCTTACTAACCTAAAACAAGTTACCAATCGATTAAATTCCAAAGTAGAAATTATTGACGATTTCTACTCACTAGAAAACATGGATTTTATTCCTTACAACAAATTAAAAGAATTCGAAAAAGCACCACACTTAGTGTGTGGAGATATTTGCTTTACTCATGCACGCGGAGAGATCCCGCCGCACGTAAAACCTGAATTAGATTTAGAACTATTTGCTTGTTGGAAAGTAGTGTTAGCAGGTGACTTACACAGCTATGAAAACTCTCAGAAAAATATTATTTATCCAGGTAGTCCCGTTACTACTAGTTTTCATCGTCATAATGTAGACACTGGTGTAGTAATACTAGATAGTGTTACACTAACACATGAGTGGCGTAAACTACAACTGCCACAATTAATTCGCCGTACAGTAGCTGTACACGACCCTAAACCACCAACTGACTACGATCACACAATTTATCAAGTTGAAGGTGATATGCAAGAACTTGGTGAATTAGAAGATTCAGAATTAATTGATCGTAAAGTTATTAAACGTGATACAGATTCAGCACTAATCTTAGACAAAGAAATGTCTATGTCGGAAGAGATTCGTGAGTATCTTGCGTACATCCTAGAGTTACCAGACACTACTATTGAAAACGTATTAAAGGAATTTCAAAACTATGCAGACAAAATTGAATCCGAATAAAGCTGAAGTATGGTCACAACCAAATTGCCCAGCTTGCCAAGAAGCTAAACGTTTATTAAACTCTTATGCTATTGAAGTTGAAGAGTTCGTAGTTGGTGCTGGTACATATACTAAAAAAGATTTAATTGAAAAAGTACCTAACGCTCGTTCAGTGCCACAAATATTTATTGGTGGTGAGTACATAGGCGGATTACCAGAACTAAAAAAGAGATTTGCTGTTAATGATAACTATAAAACAACTACGATGGGCTAACGCCTTTAGCTACGGAAAAGACAATCAAATTGATTTTGTTGCCGCTCCACTAACACAATTAGTAGGTCGTAATGGGCATGGAAAAAGTTCAATTGCACTTATACTAGAAGAAGTATTATTTAATAAAAATTCCAAAGGTATTAAAAAAGCAGACATTCTTAACCGTTATGTAAAAGACAAGTCGTATACAATTGAACTAGATTTTAATCGTGATGGCGTAGACTATACAATTAAATCTACGCGCGGTACTGCACAAACAGTTAAGTTATTTAAAAACGCAGTAGACATTAGTGCTCACACAGCCACAGCTACTTATAAAATAATTGAAGATATACTAGGTTTTGATCACAAAAGTTTTGCACAGATTGTTTATCAATCAAATGCTTCAAGTCTAGAATTTTTAACGGCTCCTGATACTGCTCGTAAAAAGTTTTTAATTGAAATTTTAAATTTAGGTAAATATACACGTGCTGCTGAAGTTTTTAAAGAAGTTTCTGTTCAATTAACCAAAGATATTGCTGCAGTACAATCTCAAGTTAATACTGTTTCAAGCTGGTTAAACAAGTATGAAAAAACTGATTTAACTTTAAAAGAACCTGTTGTTGCACCTGAATTAGATACAAGTTTAATAACAGAAGCTTCAGCACTAGACTCTAGCATTAATAGTATTGAGTCTACTAATAAAAAGATTTCGCAGAATAATACTTATAAACAACTACAATCAAAAATAAAACTATTACCAATTCCTGAAAAACCAGAAGAAGGCATAGAAAGTTATCAAGCAGAAGTTGCAAAATTATCTAAAACAATTAGTGATTCGCAAAGTTTTGTTAAAAAAATGAAAACTTTGCGCGGAACTTGTCCTACTTGTTTAAGTGATATTAACGAAGCTAAAGTCACGGAATTAATAACAGAAAAACAAAGTGAAGCTGAAAAAGCTGAGTATGCATCTTCAATGTATACTACAAGAATTAACAATATTAAATATCAAAAAACTGCTTGGCAAGAAGCACAAAAAGCACAAGAAGACTGGGAAAAGTATCATACTTTAATTGATACAGAACTGCCAGAAACATTACTAGATAAACAAACATTACAACAACAATTTACAGAATTACAAAGTAGTATTAGCTCAACAAAACGTAAAATTACAGAAGCAGAGCAACACAATAAAGAAGTAACTGCACACAATACAAAAGTAGACTTAGTATCAAAACAATTGATTGAAATGAATCAAGAGTTAGAAGTTTACAGTGGTAAATTGCATGAATTAAGTGAAAGAATGAGTATTTTAAATGTTTTAACAAAAACATTTTCAACAACAGGTTTAGTAGCTTATAAAATTGAAAGTTTAGTAAAAGACTTAGAAGAAATTACAAATAAATATTTGGTTGATCTAAGTGATGGCAGGTTTCAAATTGGTTTCAAAATAAGTGCTAGTGACAAATTAAATGTTGTTATTACCGATAATGGAAAAGATATTGAAATACTAGCTTTAAGTGGTGGTGAAAAAGCAAGAGTTAATGTAGCTACACTTTTAGCTATTAGAAAATTAATGCAAACACTATCCAGTTCTAGAATTAATTTATTAATTTTAGACGAAACAGTAGAAACACTTGACACTGACGGAAAAGAAAAGTTAGTAGAAGTATTACTACAAGAAGAACATTTAAATACTTTTTTAGTAAGCCATGGTTTTAGTCATCCGCTTCTAGAAAAGATTAATGTTGTTAAACGTAACAATATATCCCAAATAGAGGTATGATATGATTTTAGAACAAATTGAAGGTAACGTAACAGTTATTTTAAACGGAAAAACTTTAACAATTGGTAATAGTTTTGATGAATGTGATTACTCTACAGTAATTGTATCTGGTACAGGCAAAGCAATTTTTAGAATTGATCCTAGTTGTACAGTTGAGCGTGTAGCTGTAGAAGATGCTACACCAATTTCTGTAAATGTTGTTACACCAACACCTACACCAATCTCAGTAATTGTAAAAGAAACTTTTACAGCTAAATAATGGTCGTAGACGCCAGAGCCAAAGGCGCTAGAACAGAAACCACAGTACGGGATTTGTTAAAAAAGCATACTGGTTTAACATGGGAAAGAATACCTGGATCAGGTGCTCTTGACCCTAAACATCAGCTTAAGGGCGATTTATACGTTCCTGGGCAAACCAACCTTTGGTGTGTAGAAGTTAAAGGTTACGCGGAAGACCACCTTACTTCACACTTACTAACATCCAAGACCCCGCAACTAGTAGAATTCTGGGAACAAACTATTCGTCAAGGTATTCAGGTTTCAAAGAAGCCGCTACTTATTTTTAAATTTGATCGAAGCAAAGTATTTGTTGCTTTTGATGAAATGCCAAATTCGCAGAACTACCGATGCCTATACTATAACCACGAACAGCATGAATTCTATGTATCATTACTAGAAGACTGGCTTAAGTGGGAGCAACCAGTATTTGTAACTTGACAAAATAGCTTAGCAGTGATATAATAACAGATTAACGCACAAATAATATGTCAAAAACATTTTCAAAAATCACAGAATCAAACAATACTCTGCTAGTTGTTGACTCACTTAATCTTGCATTTCGCTATAAACATAGTGGCGCTACTGATTTTGCTGAAGATTACTTACGCACAGTTCAAAGTCTTAAAAAATCATATAAAGCTTCACACGTAATTATTGCAGGAGATATGGGCTCAAGCACTTATCGTAAAGCACTTTATCCTGAGTACAAACAAAATCGTAAAGATAAATTTGCTGAACAAACAGATGCTGAAAAAGCAGCGTTTGAATTGTTCTTTGAAGATTTTACAAAAACACTAGAACACATTGCTGAAACTACAGAATATCCGGTTCTACGCTTTCAAGGCGTTGAGGCTGACGATATTGCAGCATATATTGTATCAAAAAAATCAAAACTCCCTGTTGACGATATTTGGCTAATTAGCTCAGATCGTGACTGGGATTTATTAGTTCAACCTAACGTATCAAGATTCTCTTATGTTACTCGCAAAGAAGTTACTGTCGATAACTGGAATGACCACTATGACTTTAATCCAGAAGATTACATTAGTATTAAGTGTCTTACTGGTGACAGTGGTGATAATGTGGTTGGCGTGCCTGGTATTGGGCCTAAACGAGCAGTTGGCTTGGTTAATGAGTATGGTAGTACCTATGACATTATTGCAAGCATTCCTATCGCTGGTAAATACAAATATATCCAGGCC